CTGCGATACCAAGACCGAGACCTGAGCCTGCAACACCCTTAGAAGCAAATTCTGCTATAATATATTTTCTTTCTAGGATTTACCTAGAGTTATATTTGATAACTTAGTTAAAGAAAACTAAGGTACTCATAGTTACCGAAAGAATACCTTAGTGTTACTTAAAGACCAACCTTAGCAAGACCAAGGTTGTCTGAATTATCCTCACAGAGGAACTTAGGGACATCAGGCCAAGTGAACTTAGAGGGAAAACCCTCCTGCTTAGGGATGTCTCTAAGAGCCTGTCTGTAAACCTTCATCTCCTCAATATTATTGGGGTCTGAAGGGTAGTCAGGCATCATGTAATAATCAGTCTCTGCGATCCTTCTGTCTCTCTCTGATCTTGCGTTCTCTGCAAGAATCTCAAGGGAAACTGGAGGGTTCTCTACGATCTGATATTTACCGTCAACCTGTTGAATACTGCAGTCGCCTCTGGTGTTGCACCATACGGCGGCTTCAGGAGGGTATTTACCTTCGAAAATTTGTCCGATTTCAAACGTCATTTAGTAGTCCTTTAGTAACCACACACATACCAAGTGCATTCGCCAGTGTATATTGAGTTGATATTCGCAGATCCCATAACAGTCATGCCCCCCATTTTAAGTAAGCTGACTCTAGATGATAAATCCCAAGCGGTATGCATAGTATCTAAAGGATTGGAAACAGCAAAGTAATTAGTGTTCGACATTGTGACCATAAAGGTTACATTCTGAGTCTCGTCCTTATAGCCTACGGCATTTACGCGACCTCCCTGTTCAACCCATCCATCAGACCACTTGCGATACCAAGAGGTACCATCAGTGGATTCCCAAGTTTCTGTAATGTAAACTCTAGGACGGGGGATTCCCTCAAGGTTTGCCTGCACAGCATTCACCGCAGACATAACATTCTGAATATCCACAGACCCTACATTAGTAGCAATACCGTAGGCCACTACACACATTACCCATGAGTAAGCTTCGGGTTGGACAGTGTCGGATGCACCGTAGACATTAGAGTTACGAGAAGCATCAATACTTAATAGATTATTTCTTACACGCGTATAGGAATCTGTTGCACCGGTTGATGCTCCAGAAGAAACACGTAATACTCCTGTACCACCATCGTTGTTATCAGTAAATAACAATTCAGTGCTACCCTCAACATTAGGAATCCCTGCTTGATGATAAGTAGTAGCCTGAGCTACCTCCATAGCAATCTGCTGATAAGGAGCAAACTTAGGAGTCCTAAAGTTCGTACTGCCGTCACCTGAAGAGTAGAACGGGCAGAATCCATTGTCTCTCGTAGCGATCTTTTGCCATTCAGCTTCAGTCTTCACCCACCCTTGAGTTGTAATGTAATCAAAGAAGTCTTTGTACAAAGCTCTAGAATACGTAGCTCCATTACAAATAATAGAGTCAGCAGGTACTGTTCCGTAGGGGTGAAGATAGTGGAAACCTAGAGGTCTTACAGTACCGAGTTTACTTAGCTTTTCAGCTAGTTGATTAATAAATTCTTGATCGTCCATTATTTATCACCCAACATAACCACAAGTATACCAGTGAAACTTAACAACGCCATCATTTGACGAATTTCCCATAGCGGCATATGCAAAAGAACCATTAAGGACACTATCCTGCTCAATAACTGCATAGCCATAATAATTTTTCCTCTTGACTCCAATACCTCTAATGCTATATAAGGCGTCTTTGTATGCAAACGGTAAAGTAATCCTTGATGTTGCGCCATTAAGTATGGTTTCTATTTTAACACCTCCCTGTTCAAGCCACCCATCAGACCACTTACGATACCAACTATTGCCATCAGAACTCTTACCGGCCTCCTTGACATACCTTCTGCTTTCCAACTGACCCAATTGAGCCTGAATGGTAGCTAGTGTTGACTTAATGTCATCAAGAGTAGGATCACCTGCATGAACAGGATTCGCACCATTCATAGCTTGATCGCAAGCGTCCAAGATAGTCTGCTTCTTGGCATACGTAGGAGACAGAGTGTCGCCGATACCGTCAACCTTAGAGGACACCTCAGTGATAGACTGACGAATCTTCGTAAGGTCTACCTGAAGTGTAGCATCGTTAGTCTTAGCGTCAAGGGTATCCTGAAGGTTAGTAATCTGGCTAATCGGATGCGTGTGTGAAGACGGAGTAAAGGAACTAGGGACACCCGTAAGTTCACTATAGGCTAAACTATTCTTAGCAGAGAGAGTGCCAAGGGTAGGCTTGTTCTTAATAAAGTCATTCTTAGTGGAGTTTGTCTGCGCCCAGTCAGCCTGTAACTGACCTGCAACAGCCTGATCCGCATATTGCTTAGCAATATCAGCTTGCTTCTTAGCTTCAACTTCAGAAGCCTTAGCATTAACCTCAGAGGTGCCTGCCGCAGTCTTAGAGAGAGCCGCATTATCTGCAGAGAGCTTAGCCGCCTTAGCACTGTTACTTGCATTAGTAGCCTGAGTCGTAGCGGTGCCCACACTGTTAGCCGCATTAGCGGCACTGGCCTTAGCCTTCGTAGCATCAGCATTAGCCGCAGTAGCACTGTCCTCAGCCTCGCTAGCCTTCGTCGTAGCAAGGGTTGCCTGCTGTGTAGCAATGGTAGCCTTAGCAGTGGCAGTAGAAGCGCTCTGAGTGGCAAGGGTAACCTGAGCCTTCGCAAGGTCTACCTGCTTAGTACCTTCAGTGCTAACAAGACCAACCTGCTTAGTACCCTCAGCAGTAACGGCATTAACGCTAGTCGTCTGTTGAGTCTGCACTGCCTTCACAGAGGTACCCTGTTGGGTAACCACAGCATTGACAGAGGCAGTCTGTTGGGCTTTCACAGCGTTAACACTGGTAGTACCCTGATTACTTACTAGCCCAACCTGTTTGGTACCTTCAGCCGTAACCCTATTGACAACGTCAGTAGCAACCTGAGTAAGAACCTCATTAGCCTTATTGGCATAATACTTAGCAGAGTATTTACTACCATCAACAGTAGCATCAAGCTTAGTAGCCCATTGCTTAGCTAACTCAGCACTAGCAGAAGCTTTACCTTCAGAGACCTTAGCGTTGCCTTCAGATTCCTTAGAGTTAACCTCAGACTTCTTGGCATTAGCCTCAGAGACCTTGGCCTCATTAGCTTTAACCTGAGCTACATTAGCATTGTCCTTAGTATTAGCGTCAAGAACCTTATTCTCATCTCTGATTTCCTTAGCTTCCTGAAGGGTAGCCTGATTCTCGACCTTCACTGTATCAGCATGCTTTGAAGCACTAACAGCAGTACCTGCAGATGCCTGAGATTTCACTTCAGACAGCTTAGCATTAGCTTCAGATTTCTTAGAGTTAGTCTCAGCTTCAATAGCTCTGTCTCTAGCTTTTTCAGCGGCAATCTTAGACTGATGGGCACCTAATGCATCAGCTTTGTAGATGCCATAGGTCATCGCATCATTATCAGCTACAGGAGCACCTACGTTAGTGATGCGTTTATCCTTAGCGTCCCAGTTACCTTGCTTATCCTTAAGAAGAGCATCATTGATAACGTCTCTAGCTTCTTCAGCAATGTGAATAGTCTGTACAGAAGACACATCAAGGTCATTAGCCTTAAGGACTGAAGCATCCTTAAAAGACACCACACGATCAGTAGCTGACGTATAGCGTCTAATAGTTACCTCCTCACCTGTTGCAGGGGGAACCTTTAGTCTGACTTTGTTCTTATCTAGGAAATAATAGTCCTTTGAGGTGTCCCCATAGTCACCACCGGTTAAGATGGTGGTGCCTCGGGACACTCTTACGAACTTCTTTGCTAGATAATCAAAGGGGACGATAAAGTCAGTAGTAGTACCGTCACCTGTATAAAAAGCAATAGTAGAAGCCATTAATAATCTTCGTTCATTAAGTTATAGAGACCCCATTTAAAGAATGGGACATTAGAGAAACTTCTAACAGACTTAGCAAATCTAGCCCTAGCTTGTTCTGCCTGTTTCTCTGTGTAGTCATCACTAATACTAGACATGACCACATCCTTTCCATAGCCTCCAATGTTAGCTAAGGAAGCAACTGTAGAATATGCAGGGAACATAGCTCTAAGATATTTGTCAGCATCAAAACCCTGATAGGTCTCTGCCTTGCTAGCAAAGTAATCGATATCAGCAGTAGTCTTAACGCTAGGGTTGTAACCTGCAGTAGAAGCTACGAGAGCAGGAAATGCCAAGACAGAGGATCTCATGACACCGTTGATACCAACCTGAAAGAGAGTGTCCATAGTGACACCTTCATTCTTGTCATAAGCAATGGTCTGCTTAAGGTATTCTTCTCTCTGTTCTTCAGTCATTCCTACCATACCAATACAGGTATTAGCCATAGCACCTACAGTACCAAGAGCAGTAGACAAGAAGATGCTGTAAGCCTGACCTAAGGCATCGCCTTCAGCGGCTCTATTCATCATCTTTCTAATTCTCTTGTCATAGGATCTAATAGCAAAGGTCTTGAACTGCAAGAGCATCTGCATGAAGGGGTTCCTCTTAGAACCTTCCCAAAGGAAAGTATCACCGATAGTGTTCTTCTGGATCACTTCATGAGCAACATAGTCACCAAGCCTTCTGAGAGTAGCAAGACCCATAACGTCACCTGACATGAGATGCTGTAGGTTAGTAATGGAGATAGCACCATTCTTATCAACAGTAGTGCTTTCTCTAAGGAGCTTAAGCATCTTATTGAAGTTCTCTACGGATACACCGTTTCTAGCTAAGGTCTCCTTAGTAAGGAATCCTTTAGGTCTAAGAGACTTGTTATGAGCATACTGGATGAGTTCACCTAAGAACATACCCTGTGATCCCTCAACAATAGAGTTCTCAGTAGACTGCAGGAACTTAGTAAAGGGAGATGCTTGTGCCAAAGATTCACTAGCGGCAACCAACATAGCCTTAGACTTGTTGCCTTGGAATCTATGGAGCTGTCTCTCATAGGATTCCTGAGCGATGTCCCTAAAGACACCTGCATTCTTAACAGACAAACCAAAGATAAGGGACTGAGCATGACGTACATCGGCATTAGACATACCATTCTTAGTCCAGTTATCAAAGAGTTCTCTGACAAGAGGAGTGTTCCTAAGAATCTGCACAGCACCATAGTGCTTTACAGCCTCACCTTGTTCAAAGATGTTAGCTACACCCATAAGGGCATTCTTAGAGAAGAACGTAAGGTTTCTCACAACATCAGCTACAGCACCAAGCCATGAAGTATTGATGTCAGCTCTACTACCGTACTTACCGTAGATCATATCTGCAGTAAGATTAAAAGCTCTCTGAATCTGTTCCTTCTTGAGACCTTTGCTAACAGACTTGTTCATCTCGTCAACAGCAAGCTGATTAAGGTGTTCTCTAAAGGCTTGCTCTGAGTCAAACCCAAGACCTTGTACAATGCTATCACCAGTCTTCTTATTGACATATGTTCTGATAGCTTCAATAGGGTTAGCTCTGAAGTCATCAATACCAACACCACTAGCTCCTCTCAGAGTGGTATCCCAAGGGATTCTAGTGACATTAGGATCATACTTGGCATTTCCAGTACCATAGAGATTAAGAGTACTAGGATTAGACTGATTCTGATCTACCCAACCATATGCATCACTACGAGCATTCTCTCTAACCCACTGATTGATCTCAGCCTGTGAGGGCTTCTCAGGGAGAGGTACAGGAGCTTTATCATACTTGTAGTTACTGATGACCGTAGCTTCTTCCTTAGCACCCTTCTTCTGGATGTCACTGACTTCATTCTTGAGCTTGTCTGTGGATTCCTTAGCTCTAGCTTTGGTCTCCTCAATCTGCTTCTTGTAGCTTTCCTTCTTCTTAGCAATCCTGTCTGAAGCTTCTTGCTTTCTGAGCTTTTCCTTCTCAGTGAGTTCAGCAATAGCCTTGTCTTTCTTAGCTTCAGCCTTCTCAAGGTCTTCGTAAGTCTTAGCTTTAGCTACGTTCTTCTTGTAAGCTTCGTTAATCTCATCAAGCTTTGCGTTAACCTTCTTGTCAATCTCTGAATGAGCTTTCTTAAGTTCATCAGGAAGGCCATCAATCTTAGCTTGAATTTCAGATACTCGATTCTTAGCATTATCTTCAATGTTCCTAATTCTAGTAAATTTATTTGAGGATTTCCTAGAGACTTCCTTACGGATGTTCTTTACTTCATTGATAGTCTCAGGTACAGCCTTCTTTTGATGCTCTTCAATCTCTTTCTTATTAGCTTCGAGCTTAGGCTTATAAACCTTGTCATAGTAGTATTGGTCAATCCTAGCTTTAACTGCAGGATTGGTCTCGTAGCCCTTAATAAGAGACTCAGCAATCTGATCGGTAAGAGTATTAACTACATCACCTCTCTGACCCTTAGTACCCTGTATAGTTTCAATTCTATCAGACACCTTAACAGGGTCTGCAACTCTCGGGAAGAAGTCCTGTACACCACCTTCGGTAGTATAAGGAGCAATTATATCAAGACACTCTTTCTTGAAGGCTTCAAACTCAGCATTACCGTCAAGTTTAGTCTTAGCTCCACCAATAGATCTGTAGAAGCAATCCATGACATCAACATCAGAGTATCCTTCCTTACGGAGATTACCTATGTGATCTCTAGCCTGAACTTCAAAGTTAGTGAGCTTGATCTCTGCATCTCTGAGCTTTTCCTGTGCAGTGATGCCATCAAAGGTAGTAGCTACGTAATGACCTTCAGCATCCTTAGTACCAGAGCCTCTATCAATAAAGATCTTCCTAAAGAGATCTACGGATTCTGAGTTCTGTAGTCTCTTTACGACCCCCAGAACAGAACCTACAGGAAGTCTTGCCTCAAGGTTCTCTCTAAAGGTGTTAATGGTCTTAGCCGCTTCAGTAGAACCTCCAATGCCATTAAAGACTTCTGAAGGTAATTCTTTACCACCAAGTTCATAGTCTCGGATGATGTTAGCACGTCTAGCACTGTCCCCTACATAGGTACCTGCCTTGCCCATACCCTTAAAGGCAAACTCAATGCCTGCACCAAACATGCCACCGACAATCATGTCTTCAATGATGTCATGTTCAGCACCTGAGGTATAGGTTTCAAGTTGGTTAGACACAGCACCCAAGACAGCACCTGTAGCTACTCTGCCTGCCATGCCATAAGCACCTACTACAGGTACATAAGACAAAGGATCAGAGACACCGCTACCGATAGAGGACATAAAGGATGAGAGCATGTCAGCATTAGCTTCAGCCATCTTGTAATCAAGGTACTCGTTATTGACCTTGACACGCCTCTTAACGTCATCCATACTGCCCGCACCATTGAGGACAGCTTGGTATCTATCGGAGTCATACCCAACCATCTGAAGGATCTCAACTCTCTGACTAGCATCAGGCTTAAACTGTTCACCAAAGTAGTCCTGTGAGGCACTACCCATGTTGATGCTATTGATAAACCAGTTATGAGTCAAACCAGAGAAGAAGCCGACATCAGGGGTTTCCGTTTGATCCGTAGCAGGATCATAGACATCAGACAGGCTAGCCCAACGCTTGCTACGAAAACCCTGACCCAAGAGGGTGCTCCTAGAAGTGTTCGTTAGAAGCTGACTCTTGACTACATCTCTGTATTGATCATTAGTGAGATCTTTAACATCAAAGGCTTCAAGAGAACTCTGAACTCCCTGATCGTCAAGTTTATCAGGTTTCTTTACTTCTGCTAGTGAACTAGCTTCTGCTAGTGGGCTAGCTTCTGCTAGTGAACTAGCTTCTGCTAGTGGGCTAGCTTCTGATTCTACCTCAGCAATCTGCTCAGGAGTCTTCTGAGGAGGAGCTTTCTTAGCAAACTTATTGTCATCACCAAGATTGCTAATGTAGTTGTAGGTCTCCTTAGGGAGATCCTCATAGCGACCTTCCATGTATGCAATTCTAGCTTTAGTACCGCCATTGTACATAGCTAGTGCACCATTATAGTCACCCTTGGTCATCACCAAGTTATCCTTCATGATCCTAGCAGAGAGATCAAGGTTCACTGAAGGGTCTGTAAGGGTATTAGGATCAATACCATAACGTTTTGCAGTCTTAGGGTTGATCTGTCCAAGACCTACACAATTAGCCTTAGATACTGCATCAGGTCTGAAGCTAGATTCCTGAAAGATCTGTCTACGAAATCTATCAGGATCTAGCCCGTACTTAGTAGCAGACTGCAAAATAAGATCATCAAACTGTGAAGTAATATCTGCCACTTTTATTCCTCTTATTTATCGTTGTATTGTTGATCGCCACCAAAGATGAGACCTGTGAACTGTTCCTGAAGCATTTCCTGTCTTTTAACCCTATTGTAGATTTCATCACTAATGCTTTCAACAAGGTTTGAAGCTTCAGCTTGATTCATTGAGAAGATAGAGTTACCTGCACGGTCAGCCACAGTAAGAACTCTACTAGAGTTATCAAAACTCAATGTAACGTTCTTGTCAACATCAGTGAGGTACTTATCAGGAATCTCCTTCTTGATTCTATTAAGGAGTTCTTTTTCAGGAATAGTAATACCACTCCAACCAGTAAAGAATGAAGATGGTACTGAAGTACCCATAAGGTTCTTAAAGGACTTATTGTATTCAGCTTCAGCTAAAGCTACAGCATTTTCATCAGTCTCACCCATACTTCTAAAAGCAAACGTTAAGGTAGTAACAAAGGCTTTACCATTGTAGTCAATATCCTTAGAGTCACCTAGCATAGGATCTTGAATAGCCTTAATAGCTTTGTTTCTGATCTTAGTGATTTCCTTAGTATTACCTTCATCCTTGAGCTTCTGAATCTCAGCCTTTCCTCTAATGATGTCTTCAATAGGTCTGCCTGAGCCTAACATTAGAGCCAACGCTCTAGCATCTTCTAGGTTCTTATCTGCACTAGATCCAATAATGCTACTGAAGTTAGAGGGGTCTGCTTTATACACTTCAATAAGAGTGTTCACAGAGTCCTTAACTTCCTTAGGGAAAGTCTTACTGGTCATGAACTCTTTAGTAGAGTTATTGAGCCAGTTAAGTGCATCATTAGCCTGATTGGTAAAGTACTTTCTAGCAGGATTATCATTAAACTGAAGATGGGGGTTCTTAGCAATAGCTAGCTGATCTTTGAATGTAAGAGCTCCAGTATCCACAAGGTACTGATAGGCTGTATCAATGTCCTTGTTAGTAAGATCTGCAACATCCTTAGAAACTACAGGTTCACCTCTAGCAACCGCCTGTACATAAGCCCTAGAAGCTGAAGTCTTCAAAAGCTCATCCTGCTGTTTCTTAAGTGCTATCGCATTCTTCTTAGCATTAGTTATCTGAACCTTTACTGCCGCATCGTAAGCCTTCTCAATATCTTTGACTTCATCAGTAAGAAGACCGCCTGACTCTTCAAACTTAGAGTTTCTAAGAGCAAGTAGTTCTGCTGACTTACCATTGTTAGCCATGACATCAAGGCCATTCTGGAAGTCCAACTTAGCCTGAGCATCAGAAGCATATCTTACATTAGCGTTCTTAATGACAAGATTCTTATAGCCTTCTTCGCCTAATACCTGACCAAAAGTAACCCCATCAAGGCCGGGGATTTCCCTATCCTTAAGGTCTCTAATAGTCTGACTTGCATTAGGATTAGCAGAAAGAATCTCCAAGGTAGAAGACACCTTCTTAAGTGTATCATCAGGCTTCTCATGGGCACCTGTAGTGAGCGTCTGTTCTGTAAGCTTATCAACAAGAAGATCTGCAGAGACATTCTCACTAGAACTCACGGCGCTAAGCTCAGCGGCACTAGAGATCAAGTCCTGACTTCTCTGATAGGAATCCTCAACAGTCTTCTGTCTCAGCATCATCTTAACACGCTGATTAGGAGAATCTGAGTAAAGACCTTTGTTGAAGAAGTAGTCATTATCAGCATAACCAAATGCTTTAGACGCACCTGCAGATTGTTCCTTCATGTACCTGAAGAACTCTGCATCAACCTGTTCAGGGGCCATGCCCTTGAACTCATTGGCATCTACACGAGCCTGAAAGTCCTGAGCAATATTACTGAAGAGAATCTTACCATGCTTCTGCTTAAGGGCGCTCATAGCGAGAGGGTCGTCTTGGAAAGGGACTTTACCCTCAAGCATCTGTTGCTTGTACTCTTCAAGAGAATGATTCTGAAGGTACTCATCAGCAATACTTTCAGCTAGTTCCTTACGTGCCTCATAGACACCCTGAATACCCTTAAAGGCCGCCCCAACAGCACCAAACCAGTCATCAGCTTCTTCAATAGTCTTCTGAGGTTTGATCGTAGGAGCAGTAGCTTTGGATTCCCCTAGCTTGGTCATAGCAGAGTTAAAGTATCTCCACTGACCCCACTGATTTGCAATAGAAGTATTCCCGTCTGAATTTTTATATGCCATTAGTAATAGGTTCCTCTACGTCGTTGAGTAGCTTGCTGAAATGCGGAGCCATAGTTTGCAACTTGGTTGTAGAACTTTAAATATTTGTCATAGGAATCCCACTTAGCAATTACTCTATCCATGAAGCCTGCCTTAGATCCTGCGGAAGTTACCACATTAGTAGCGGCCGTACCTGTGGATACATTAGAAGCAAGAGCGGTCGTACCCCCCGCACCTGCAATAACATTAGTTGCAGAAGCACCACCTGCGGCTGTAACCGTAGGAGCGGCACCACTGATAGCATCAACACCTGCATTAGCGACTAGGGCACTGCTTGCAGATCCACCAAGAGCACCACCGATAGCACTGCTCGCACCTGCCGTAGTGGCACCTAGAGCCGCACCTATAGTAACACCATTGACAAACTGACCGAACGCTTCCGAGCCGTGAATGTATGATGCACTGAGCTGTTCCTTAGCTTGTTCAACATCACTCTTAGTAGAGATATAGAGAGCTTCCTTCTGTCCTCTGATGTTCCACACATCGTTGAGATAAGCTTCCTTATAAGAGGTCTGCTGTCTAGCTGTCTGACCTCTCACAGTCTGTAAGATCTTCTCTGAAGATCTACCTTCAGTACCAGTCTCAGCTAATGCGGCTTCAATCTGTGAGTTATTCTGATACGAATTAAGGGACATAGTAAACAAGTCCACAAGGGCTGAGTCGTATCTAGATCTCTCCTGTCTATCTAGAGCCGCTTGGTTGTAGTTATAGTTCCTCTGCAGATACTCCATCTGCTTTAGGAATGCTTTAGTCTTTTGCTTATTCTGTTTGGAGATGCTGTTAATTGATGAACCACCACCAATGATACCACCAATTACAGCACCTGCAACAATTACACTACTCATTCTTTAGTAACTCCTCTCTATTAGTTGTTAAGAGAATCCACTCATCAGTAAACTCTTTCTCAGCTTCCTTAACATCCTTAGAGTTAGTTCTAAAACACATAGTGATGTAAGTATCAGTAATAGCCCTGAATGCTTGTCTACGCCCTGCCTCAGCTTTAATAACGTTATACCCCTCAAGTTTCCCGATGGTATTACCTAAGGTAACATAGCAATTACCACTAACGATAACTGTAGTAGGGATCTTAACTAAAGCTCCAATAATAGCAACACCCTTAGGGACAAAACAAGTCCTATAGTAAACACCTTCATGAATAAAGTGTTCAAGAGGGATGTCTACCTCATCACAATGTTCAATAGCATACTTAGCCATTTCACAAAGGATGTTATTCTGTTCTGGAGTGAGGGGTAGTAACGTCATACTGCTGAGTTCCTTCTAATGTAAAGACCTTCCCAACCACCTGAGATAATGTTAAGGGGCTGAGGGTTGTTTGAGGATACGCTAATAACAACTTCATTGTTGTCATCCTGTACAGGAAACTTAAACTTACCTGTGTACAGGTTATTAGCACCAAGCTTTGTTCTGGATTCACCTAGGTTTCTACCTGTGAATCGATACTTGAAATGCTTGTTCTTGATTTCATTATTAACGTAACAATCAAAGACACCAGACTTAGAGTAGTTAAACCAGTAATACCTAAGCTGTAGTCTACCTTCGTCTTCTGCAACAACACCTCCACTGTCTGTAGACTTATTAATGTTCTGCTTAGACAAGACAGTATAGAAGTAATAGGACATTCCTATGAAGACACTCTGACCCCTATGGTCACCATAGAGTCTAAGCTTACCTTCAGCTTCGTCCCAATCATCAAACTCCCATACGGAGCCGTCCTTAGCAACTACATAATAAGAGTATTCACCTGTGAGCTTAGAGACATACCCATAGACATCCTTAAGTGAGATCTCCGTGTAATCCTCAAAGTCGCTGTATTTAGCATTCTCAGGAATATTATATTCAATCTTTCTATCCATGAAGAGTCTTACAGGCTCTTCAGGAAAATCAATAGTGTTGCCAGTAAGCTGTGCCTTATCAAGGAACAGTCCATTAGGAGAGTTAATAAGGAAGTAAATAGTTGAGCCTACAAATTCTGCAAGGACTACTTCAGTACCCTTATATCCAAATACCCACTTAAACCAAGCCTGTTGTTCACTTACACCATTCTGCAGGATAAACTTATAGCAGAACACAGTATTAGGATTATCTGTGTTCACTAGCGTAACAACATTCTCAGTGGTATTACCTGACAACCTAGTGACATTCTTAGGGATGTATGTAGGTACGTGTGCAGAGACATCTTCAGCGTCCTTAAGGTCAGCTATGTCCTGCAATGAGTAATACCTTATGAGAGAGCTATAGTTAACCCTGTCGTTGACAAAGAAGATACTTGGACCGACACTGATAGGCTGAACCACAGGATTGTAGTCAAAGTTAGTGATTTGGTCACACTTAACACTCTTAGGGGTCATGACACCATCACTAGACAAGACGAACTGACCTTCTCTAGAGAAAAGCATAAGCTCTCTAGCAAAGGGGACTGCATGTGTAAGTGTAGCTACTTTGTTAGAAGACACTGAAACGTCAATAGGGTCTGTGTCAGCAATTGCGGCTGAAGACTTAAACCAGAAATTAAAGAAGTCATTGGTTGAACTAAGAATGATAGACTCATCCGCAATTATGCCTAGTCTGTTTCTATAAAAGAAAATATCATTAATACGCCGACCAATAAAAGACGGATCAGGATTAGTGTCTTCATTACCAGAGCCTCGGTCTACCCAAGGTAACTTCTTAAGCTTAAAGCTACCGTCAGACTCTCTGACAATGGCATGAGGCATATTCTTAGGGTTAATCTTAGTGGGAATCCTAGGTGCTACAGTTTCCTTCCACACCTTATGTTTGTCATCCCACTTCACATAAAAGTCATCATCCTCGGAATTCTTTTCCCCAGACACCTGCATGATGTAACCACCAGGTGCAATCGGAGGGAGCTTATTAACAGCCGTAACCTTACCAATGTAGGCAATAGCATTCTGGTTACCAAAGCCGTCCTTAACGAGAACATTAGGAGGATCCCAATTAGACCTAGACTGAATTGTAATAACAGAGTCACCGACTAAGTCTACGTTATATCCACTCATGCTTTCACTAGACCTAGAGTAACCCATAGAGACTCTACCACCAACCTGATTCAACAGGTCATCATAGGTACCCCCTACGTCAGGTTCACCACCGCCAGGTTTCTTACCAGTCTTAAGAAGTGCATATAATGCTCTTGCAATAAAAGCAGTAGTAGTCTGAACAGCTTGCTTAGCTTCACCACCATCAGGGGTAATAACGCCGCACATATACTTACCTTCAACATAAATGGCGTAAGTCTTAGCATACTGGGCATTCTTGATGTACACTAGAGCAGTATCCTTTTTACCTGCTGGGGACTCGCCTTCTACAGCGTCTACCACCTTCTCAGTGTTCAAGACAAAGGTGTAGTCAGCAACAGTAACAGCCTTAAGGGATTCCTTTGGGTTATCTGCAGTAATGTATTGCCTATCCTCATCAGTTTCAAAAGAGCAAGATCTAGCGTTACCTTTAAGGTCAAACACTTGGAACTCACCACTACCTAACTGAAGGATGTACTGCTCTGTCTCATCTCTGTTGATGATGTGGTACTTCTTCTTATTGGCGTCTACTTTGTCTGAGATACGCTTAACGTGGATCGTGGGTGGTCTCTTTTGGAGACCTTCAACCTCATTAGGGAAACCGTTGATAAGCTCAGTAACCTGATCAGGGAATCTGATAATGTCAGGTTGTTGTGAGACTCCACCCTTGAATGAGGGTACACTTTGAGAAACCAAAGGCATACCTTAGCTCCTCTGAATCTGTTGAGAGATAAACGAGTCACCGCTGTAGATATTATACTCACCAGACATAAGATCATAGTCTACAATGTCTGCATAAGCAGTAGCTTCTTCATACTGAAGTGAAGCATCAATATCAGCACTAGTCAGGTACTTTACCTGAAAGGTTCTTGCGGCTTTCACCGTAATGTACTTACGGAAGACAACGGGAAGCTCTTCGAATGGGAGCTTCTTAACGAGTTCTGTAACAGTAAGACCTTCAGGGAACTCATTAGTATCCGTCTCAAGGTCGAAAAAATAGCCCGATCTGTTAACTAGCTTATAGCCTGAAGAAAACACCCTGATATAATCATGGACAAAAGGCACAAGCCCAGTATCAGAATCGGGCGTAAGATAAACGTTATTAAGAGTATTGAAGCGATAACCCCTAGATTGAACTTCGGTGCTAACTGCACTAAGGATGCGTTTAGCATTCAATACATCCACATTAAGGTCGTCCTCAAGCGAGTTTACAGGACTTGAGCCTACGGACGACAGGATTTCATTTACAGCATCAAGTTCATTACTAGGTGTAATAATCATTACTCTTCCTTATTGTTATTGTTTTTAGGCTTTCTAGCAGGTCTCTTACTGGGGGTAGCCTTCTCTCCATTAACACGAGCCTTAGGTTCGTCAATAGGGAGACCAAGAGCCTTAGCCTCCTCAAAAGAGAGAGCACTACCCCACTTGCTCAACTGACAGAAAAACGTATTGCTATAAGCCTCGTGGATTCTGTCAAGAGTCATGCTTAAACCTGAGCAGTCTGAACAAAGACACCAACGGCTTCAGGACGGAGACCACCGTGGCCCATCGCATATTTGGCAATGATTTGATCGGCCTGATATTCAGCTCGGCGAGCACGTTCCATAGCGAGATCCTTCAGCTTAACCGTACCAACAGCGGAGCGGTGGAACACGATACCCTGAAGACCTGCGGCAGTGTACTTCTCAGAAAGAGGGTGCTTACCATCAACACCTTCATTGAGGAGATGCGGGACTTCAATAACTTCGAAACCGCAGATCGTCTGGAGCTTACCAGAGTTCGGATCAAAGAGAGCCTGATAGTTAGCGGAGTCCGGCATAAGAGCCTTAATAAGAGCAGAATAGCCTTCAGGCGTGAGCAGGCAGTAGCGGTCACCCATCGGAACGTAGTTCTTCGTAAAGGCGGCACGAGCGGCAAGGAGACCTTCAATGATCTTATTGCCATACTCAGCAGACTGAGAGAGTTCAAGACCCGTAGCAAATTCGAAAGCCTTGCCAGTGCCCTTCACCTTATCAGCACCGGTACCATTATCAGGGATATTCTCCTTGACAGTGGCATCATTAGCGGCCATATTGGCAAGTTCATTAATAATAGCACAGTCAGCAGACTGAGCAAGAGCTTCACCAAGCTGACGTGAGTATTCAACTCGAACGTCATAATGATTCATAGCATCATCAATATCAGTGATGAGGCAGTCAGCAGTGAGAAGACCATCGATAGCGATGACCTTTTCAGTGTGTTCAAACTTCTTACGCTGATCATCAAGAGAGTTGCCCGGTGCAAGATACTTAGCACGGGTACGACCCATGACAGCGAATGAAGCCGATTTTCCATGGTCAATCGTTCGAACCTGATGACGAGACATCATCACGGTGTTACGGGCGAAGGCAGTCAGCACTTCGCCTGAAAAGACCTTCATAAAGAGAGCATCGCGTTCACCTGCAGAGAGGTTCTTACCAGGATTAGAGATGCCAGTTTCAAGAAGAGCGGCCATTGTTTATAGTTTCCTATTAAAAATTAAATAAAGATTGTTGTTATTAAAGTTTTAAATATTAGTTGCCCACATCTGTTGTTCAACCATACGGGTGTACTCAGGATCACGACCATAGCGAGGATCAGACATAGCCTTGATCATCTCTGTCTTCGTAGAGTAACCCTTAGGTGAATTCTTAGGAGCTGATGCACCACCATGAATAGACTTATTAGCGGTGCCCATCTTAGCAATCATCTTAGCCTTCATACCGTCAAGCATAAGAGTAATTGCATTGATGTTGTTGTTATCGATAGCCCGATTAAAGGCATCAATGGATTTCTTATTTAGATTCTGGGATGCCCAGTTAACAATGCTACGGTATTCCTTTTCACCGCCAACGGATTCATAAATAGCGTTGGTGAAACGTTCCTCCATAGCAATGCGACCTTCAATAAAGGCTTCAATAACTTCAGGTGGATAACCTGCCTTATTGAGAGCTTCAACAGTCTCTTCAGAAAGAGAACCAGTCTTTTCATATTCCTTGACTGCACTGTTGAAATCCACACCCTTACTCTTAAGGTCTTCCTTAATCGAATTAACTGCCTTGCTGTGTTTGTCTACTTCTTCCTGAAGGTCTTTCTCACCTTCTTCTTCTTCCTCTTTCGCTGTAGATCCTTCACCCTCTTCGGCAGTACCTTCAGTGTTGTTGGAAGCTTCTTCCCCCTCAGTTTCGACAGGGGGAACACCTCCAAAATTGTCATCATACTGAATCTGGTCAGTGCTAGATTCCATGATTTCAATGCCATTAGCCTCAGCTTCTTGCTGAAGTGTCGGTGCATCATAAACTTGAGAATTGTCTTCCATTATTTATTATTATTCCATTTGTGATTTAGCTTCCTCAGTAGCAATCTGTGCAGAAGCATCGATACCCTGCTGTTGTGCATACTGTTCCATAGCGGCCTGCTGTTCCGCCTGAAGTTCTTCAGGGGTCTTCACAAGACCGGTAGCGTCAATATGAGCCGCCGCAAAGATACGTGTAGCTAAGTTGCCTACATTGAGAGCCTGCAAGAACTCAGGGAATTGTTGCATAATCTGCAGTGCCTGAGCAAGATTGTTAAGGTCCTGACCTCTACCAAGAGCGTCAACACCAGTAATAATCGTAGGTTCAATCTCAGCGATACTCTCATCAAGCATAGGAAGCAACCCCTGAGACTGCATCTGATTAAAGACACAACCAACCAAGGGGTACTGAAGTTCCTGAGACAAAAGTGAATAGACACCACCCAAAGTGTCTTCAAGCTCACCTGCAACGTATCTAATCTCTTCTGCAGTAACTCTATCTCTACCTGCCGCACCACTCTGAACTGCAGAGTTCAAAAGGAATGCATAAGACAAGCGAGATTCAATCTGCTGTGCTGTAGTCAACACAGTAGACATGTCCATGCTCTTATTCAACTGCATGGGAATGACGTCTTCCTGTCTGCCTCTAACAAAAGCACCATTCTCAGCCTTAGCCAAGGCTCTAATGTTAGTCTGACAAGCAGGAGAAACCAAATAGAGAACCTTAGATGCAACCATAGACATCTCTACGATTGCCTTTGAGAGATTCTCAAGAGAGATCAAGTCACCCAAATAGTCCTCAATGAAGGATCGACCATAATGTTCACCGTCCTTCTTGGAGAATCGCAAAGGAATCCAAGGTGTCTTACCTGCAGGATACTGTTGTTCGGAACCTGCAATAGTCTCACCTGAAATTTCCTGATAGGATTCCCAATGATAACCTTCACCTTCAGCTACCCTGTAGATATGAGTATAAATATCCACCTTCTCATTAAGAGACTGATCACCAGTTTCAGGGAGCAATGATTGAATGTTATCAGGGAGTGAGCCTCTAGCTACGGTGTCCTTAGCAATAAGCTGAAGGACATTACCAATAGTGTCTCTCTGTACAACGTACTCTCTAAGGCTGTAGCATCTCATGCCACCCTCAGCAGGAGGGAGGAACAAGAGAGCATTGCCTGCAATGATCAACTGCTTGATTGCTTCAAAGAGAGTAGGTCTAAGAGACTGAGACTCCATATACTTAACCATCTGCTGTTCCATAAGTGAAAGACCATATTCAATATTGTCTTTCATCTGGGTATCACCAGATTCATTCAGCATGATGGTTGATTCAGAGTCAAGCCCAAGTCTGAAGAAGGGCTGATTCGGAGGCAGGAGAGCCAAGAGAAGCTTAGAGGCAAGATTGTTAAGACCTCTAGCACCTACAGAATTATATGGGGTGGTATAGTTCGTACCACCATCATCAGATTCCTTAGGGAAAAGCATAGGAATCGTATAGGTTGCACACTTCTCAGCTCTCTGAGTATATGGATCTCGATCAGTAGTTAATTTGTCATAGGTAACTTTAGCACCCTCAAGGGGAATATTACCTGCAGTATGTTCAGAGTTTTCCGCCATCCCAACCGTCCATTACCAATCCTCAGACAATGTTACGTCCAACACCAGTAGCAGGTGATTCGTCCTTAGAAATCTTCAAAGCCTTCTTACCTTTACGAGCCTTAAGCTTTGCATTCTCAACCTTCTCTTTAGCTTCACCCTCATCCTTCTGATTGAGAGTAATTTCAGGAGCAGGAGTAGGAGCTTCAACCACACCACCAGAGCCACCACCTCGGTAAGCACCAAAAGTGGCAACCTTAGCTACCTTCTTAAAGGCTTTCTTAAACCAACCCATTATTAAATTTCCTATAAATTAGATAATTTCTTTATAAAAAGTCTTGTATGAAGAATAACCTAGGTGTTTCTCATAGGTATTCTCCAACATCTTTCTATTAGGGAGATTCGCATTAGAGAACATTACCAGTTTAAAGCCTTTATCTTTGGCAGTCTTTTCTAAGACATGTGCCAAGGCTCTAGCTAAACCAACACCTCGCTTAAAAGCTACAGTGCATTCTTCGTTAATGACTTGGATACTCGTAGGTGCATACCAAGGACTCCCCCAAGACACTAGGGATGCACCCACGAGTTCCATATCCTTATCGTAGCAACTAAGTACACAATAACCGGTATTATCTTCTGATAAGACAATCTGCTTTAGAAAATCATAGACAATATCTTTATTAGAATACTTAGAGACAAACGGAAGGGAATTAGGATTATATTTAATCAGCTCAATTCCCTTATCAAAAATATAATCTAAGATCTTAATGTCTTCTTTACCTTTTAAGACACAAATCTTATAGACCTTACTAGAGGGGATTAGTCCCTCGTGCAGAACCAACATAGTCAATCCTTAAGGCTTTCTTTCCCTTATTCTTTTTATGTTCCTCAGTCTCCTCAGCTCCAAGCTCAGGGGCCTCAGGCTCAAGAACAGGGTTCTCAATAGCAGGAGCATTGACCTTAATGTCAGGAACCTTAGGCTTCTTAAAAAGAGCACCCATAGTTAGTTATCTCCATTAATTAGATTGTTTATTATAATGATCTTCAAGATAAGAGATAACCTGTTGGATACCCATAAGGAGATTACGGTCATCAGAGTACCAGATCATCTTACGGATATCAAAGTCCTTCTGGATTCTCTCAAGGAGATCCTTAGGTATATACGGGAAATCTTCATCAATGTCAACCACGTTTTCAGGTTTTTCCATAGTTATGTATTCCTTTCAGTCTACTAGTGTACCTTTTAAGTTTTAATGCTTGTGTATTTTAAGAGTACGTTTTACTCGGATTAAACAAAGGAGGAAGCTCACCTTCAGTGAACCTAAGGAAGTCCTCCTTATGGAGAATCCTAGCCATCGTACACTGCAGGATAGCATCATCCTCAGTGAGTCCCTGCTTCTCATAAGCCTTGACCACAGCATCCCAATAGGACTCCACAGGAGTAGCATCAAGGAGCTTCTTAGCTTTCACAGGGCCATACGTAGGACACCCCTTATACCCATCTGTAGTGTCCCCAATGAGTGTCTGATACATGAGCCAATATTTTGACTCATTTTCAGTAATGTCTTTAAATTCACCTCTACCAAAGTCAAAGAATTTAGATGGAATAGTCTTAAAATCCTTGTCCATAGACACGATAATAGTGTCTTTATAGGTAGTAGCATAAATGCCTATTACATCATCAGCCTCAAGATATTTAATAGGTTTAACTACAGTATATTCGTGGTTATTATAGACCCATTCTACCAAAGCTTTATAGCAGGTAGGCTTTCGGATATTCTTTCGATTACTCTTATATGCAGGAAGATAATGTTTTCTAAAGTTATCTTCATCAGAAAAGAAAAACATCATATCTGAAATAGAATAATCTTCAAGAGTAGTTTCCTTTAGGGCAAACAAAATGCCATCCAAAAGGTTCTTAAACTGCTCTATTGCATCCTCAAGGTAGGCATGACAAGTCCAAAGACCATCACCCCAGTCGATGTCCTTTTGGACACTTGAGGATGCCTTATAGGCAAGAATGTCCCCATCAATCAATAACTTGACCATAGTAGATATCCTTACTGGAGTTATAAAGCTCAAAACCTTCAGCAGTCAGGTGCCACTTGTTAGTAGGCTTACCAAAGCAGAAGCACGTAATGTGACCACGGGATGCCGCCTCAGCTATAAGCTTAGCTTTGTATCGACAGAAGTCAGACTGAAGCTTAGGAGGATGAGCGTCAATATATCCAAGGAACACAAGATACTTATGCATTACTCGTAGTCCTCCTCATCATCACCAAAGTCATAGTCCGTTTCAAGCTCTACATTGACATCCTTAAGAGCCTCAACGATAGCTTCCTCAGTAGTGATGTCGTAGAGCCAATGGACTCCCTTAGGAGTCTCAATGCGAGCATTAAGGTAATTCCCATATTCATCATGGTCATACTTGAAAACGATCTTAATCTTCTTAGTCATCATAATTACTCCTTAGTGGCAAGAATACCAGTTATCTCCAATTTTACCTTCAGTATCCAACTGACAATTAAACTTAAAGAACTCCTGAGTCTGTCTCATAGACTCCTGAGCAATTCGTACACAATCCTCTGCAATCTCTTTGGTTCTACAGGCAACCTGAACCTCATCCTTACTGTTTCCCATATTACTACGGGTGTCGGACTATCTCTTTACAGCCTATTGGTATTAGCTGTAGTAGGCATTTCGAGACTAGGGGAATCTCACCCCTAGCCCCTACGGTATATACCTAGTCTCTACACTTCCATTCTCGAATCCATCTGCAAGCAGATGAAAACGAGGCACCAAAGACTTCACCTAGCTTAGTCCCAGTACACTTACGTCTCTCCCAATACTCCTTAGCTTCAGCCTTTCTATCAGCGTATCTAGTGGAGTTATGCTCAACCTTATGTTCTGAGATCCTTACCAGTTCAAGATGATCAAGGTTACAGCAGGCACGATTGTGGCACTTATGGTGGATCTCATAGCCTTCAGGGATTGCACCATTAGCTTCTTCCCAAACAAGTCTATGAGCCATAATCAAAGGCTTTCTACCAGTGCCTTCATACCTGTGGTCTCTAATCCTTAGATAACCATCTTTATTAAGTCTATGTGATGTGGAGACTATGCAACCATTTTGGTCTTGAATCCAGACCATAGGTACACCACGCATAGTTTCCTCCAATGTTTAGCTCGGGATTGCCCACATGGGGTTTCCCCGAATTAACCTACTTTAATGTGCACAATGTAGTTTATGCACCCATGCCATCAAGGCAAAGTCCCCGTCCCAACCATGCTTGTAGCCTGCTTTACGCATATTCTCCTCAACAAGACACACCCACTTCTTACAAATGAGAGCTCCAGCAGACTGCAGGATAGTGTTTAACGCTGAATGAGGGCTTCGCACATAAACAATACGGCGATCAAGCCCAAGAATGCTATGAGCAATGCTAAGATTGCTGTTATCAGGATGCACACGCTTCCTCCACTTTATCTTTTGAGTATTACCTACCCATTCAGAGGATTCGACAAGAGCCTTATCGATAGAGCTACAGAGCTTCTTATATGCAGGTACAGCCTTAAAGAATCTTTCCTTAAGAGCCTTACCATCCTTAGCAGTACCATTGATGACAGCACCAAGCTTACCGTCACCACCACCATAGAGCATGCAGTAGATCATAGTCTTCGCTTGGTCTCTCGTAGGAAGCCCTGCCATCTTCTGATTATGAGTGTGAATGTCACCCTCAAGGATTTCCTTTATGTAAGCCCCGTTGTCGAAAGGAAACAGGAAAGCCCCAAAACAACGAAGCTCAAGGCCAGAAGCGTCGATACCAGCCTCAAACCATCCTTTAGGCACTGTGAACAAAGACCTGCACTCCTTACCATATGGAGACCTTCCCGCAGGTACCTGTGCAACGTTAGGATAAGAATGAGTTGCTCTACCAGTAACAGCCCCATTAGGGTTGACAGAGCCATGAATGCGATAGTATCCATCTTCATCTTCCTTCATAAGCTTAAGCCAAGCATTATCACCCTCAGCAAGCTGTGCAATACGCTTGTTAATCAATAGGTACTCAAGGATCTTAGGTGTCAATGAGATATCCATAGCAGACTGCAGGGTATCTTCATCAACCTTAGGTGCACCCGTAGGTGTAACCTCAGTAGGCTCCCAACCTCGATCCATAAGAACCTTAGCAATGTGACTACGAGAGTTAGGATTAAAGGTAACCTCTTCATACTGAGGATAAGGAACACCTGCCTTAATACCTTTCTTAGCGTTATCTCGCTTGTACACCTTATCACCCTTGTAGACAGTCCAAGTACCTACCTCAGTAACAAGACTATCATAGATCTCCTGTCTCTTAGCAGAGAGGTCAGCATAGAGCTTTACTGCTGAATCCTTATCAAAGACAAACCCATTACGTTCCTGTTTAGCCATTACCCAAGCAATATCATGTTCAAGCTGAATGGCCTTAAGAGGATAACCCTTAGACATTAACTTCTTGAAGAGCTTAAGGGTAACCACAACGTCTTGTTTGTTGTACTCGTACATCTCAGGAGTGAACTTGTCCCATGCGTCCTCTTGTTCGCCATAGGTTCCCTTAAGCTCGCCCATACGGTAACCATAAGCCTTCAAGCTGTGGGAACCATAGAGAGCTTTAGGGAGCTTGCCAGTACGCATAAGACCAACGTCAGTGTCCTTAATGTTCGAGTAGATCAAACGAGCAAGTACAAGAGTGTCAATACATACATCTCGAACATCAAATGCAAACCTCTCACCCTTAAGTTTCTTAAGAGCAGGGATATCGAATTTGCAGATATTATGGCCTACGATGTTATACCCGCTAGTGCCATACTTGTTCAAAGCTTCAAATAACCCATCAAGATCAGTGTAACCAGTGTATAAATCAGTATAAGAGTCATATATCCAACCACACCAAAACCTCTTGGTTGTGTCAAGCAACCCATCAGTTTCAATATCGAATACAATGTATTTGTCTTTAATTGTCAATGGCATTTTCTATTCCTTAAATAGCTTTGCTACTATATCCTACAGGATCACTAGAAGTGAGATACCTGTAATTGTGATAAGCCACATAGCAATCACGTAGATCTTGAATACCAGAGAGCTTAGGTCTCTGTACGTGACAGAATTCTCATGCTCAGAAGCTAAAATCACGGGGGCAATAGGGAGTAGCAGGATAAGAAAAAAGCCTGCGATAGCACGGTCCGTAAGGGACATATCCTTTTCATAATACCAGAAAGTAAGGGGGTAAACAAAATCCTTAAAACTCATTATCTTCATCCTCAAATGGACACTCAGGATCTGCTTCATAGTCAGATAGCCTACCAGTGTCCTGATTATAGTAAAGGTAACCACTGATACCAGTGTCACCACTAAAGCGATTCTTTAACACGCGAAGAGTCAACACATTAGGATTATCACCCTGTTGGTTACGCTCAAGGCCGATAACCATGTCAGAGAGCTGTGCAATAGCTCCAGAGCCTCGAAGCTGAGACAGTGACACCTGTCCTCCCTCCTCATGCCCTTTCTTTTCAGGACGCTTAAGATGCGAAACAACAAACATTGTACACTGGGTTTCCTCGACAAGAGAACGAAGGTTTGTCATGAGCTTGTCAATAGCCTTACGTTCACCGCCATCCTCATCAGTGTCCATACCAGAGACAACAATGGAAATGTGATCAAGAAAGATCCGTTTGCATCCTAATGAAACGATCATATAGCGGAGCTTGCTAAGCAAATTCCCTGAATCAAGGCTCCCAAAGTGGTCGTACAGGTAGAATCTGCCGTTCCCAATTGTTGCTTTAAAAGCTCGGCTTCGCTCGTCTTCATCTGTACCTCCAGGGTTGAGTATGAGTCGTTTATTAAGATGAATTGACATGAGCTCCAACCCAGTTTTACGAGTAGACTCTTCAAGAGCAACAATACCGCAAAGTTCTCCCCGCCGAACACCAAAGTAGTATTCGAGCTCTCGCAAGATTGTCGACTTCCCCATTCCACTTCCGCTTGTAAACATGTACAATTCGCCATGTCTAACTCCTTTAGTTTTGTTTTGAAGAGCAACCCAAGGATACTCTACAGAATCCTTAAGGTCATCAATGTCTGTTACACACTTCTCATACAGGTCTGTACCTGCAACAATACCATCAGGTCTATAAGGCTTTGCATTCCAAATAGCCTGAATAACATCACTACCTTTACCTTCAAGTAGGCACTCATTAGGATCCTTCAAAGGTAGATTAGCAATGAATGCCTTACCCGCAGGCAACACCTTAGCACACTCTTCACAGGCTTTACGACCGGGCTCATCCATGTCAAACATGAGAACCACTTCTTCAAACTTGTCAAGGTATTCAAGGTTAGCTTCAATAGCCTTCTTGGCCGCTTGAGCACCATTAGGGATACTCACAACAGGCCATTTGTTGGACTGAAGCTGACTCACAGTAAGACAATCAATCTCACCTTCGGTAATCACAATCTTCTTGCCAGAAGACCATAGCTGAGAACCAAAAAGACGATTAGAGATCTTACCAAGGACTGCAAAAGACTTGTCTGGGAACCTGAGTTTCTGTCCCACGATTTTCCCGCTGTCATCATAGTAGTTAGCCACTTGACAGGGAGAACCCTTATAGTCACCTACCATGTACTTGAACTTGGAACATGTGTCCTGATTGAGCTTCCTTGCAGAAAGATAAGACACCTTAAGATCATCAAGAGGAATACATTCCTTACTCATAGCATTCTCCTTTTTATGGGTTACTTCCCCATTGTTAATTACTTTCCCATCAGGTCTAAAATAAGTATTACAAGAATAACAGTAACGGTGGCCATCACTAAAGACACCACAGGCGTCAGAGGAACCACATTTAGAACAAGGTTCATGATAAAGAAATGTACTCTCTTGATAGTTGCTCATGATTTACTATGGATATTTGTAGGTTTCAATGAGATAACGCAAACTCTTCCAACCATTCAGATTAGCATTCTTACGATAATCTTCATCTCGAATACAAGCATGCTCCATAGGAGACATATGCTTGCTGTCATAGAGATGACCATACAGTTTAAGATCCTTCTCAATGTCAGGCTTAGAACCATCATGATTATTATAGCTGACACGAGCACAACGAGCGGCAGAGATCTTCATAAGGGTATGATACTCTTCCTTCCCGATCTCCTTAACGTCCTCATCAGTGACGTACGGAAGGGATACCACAGTATGCTCTTTGTCAAGCTCAAGGACACCTACAGCCTTGTTATGGTAACGATTCATCTCATCGTAGATTGTACTTGCAAGTTCTCGCATCTCAGGCTGTGCATCAGGCGCAAGTCTGAGAACAAAGAAGTTGTACCAATCAGTAGCCGTAACAATCACCTTAATGAACTGGAAGGGTTCAAGGATACGGTTAATGTGTTGCTTATGGATACCGAGCTTTTCCATATTCTTAGCTATCTCAACGGCGTTACTAGCCGCGTCAAGCCAAAGATTATAGAAGTCGGCAGTTACATTAAGAGGAGCTTCTACATCCCCTACCATACCCGCCTTATTCATGTAGACCTTAGGTGGAACTACAGGATTGCTATCAACCTGTTCAATCATACGCTTCACAGGGATAGCACGAGAGCTACTAGCATTACGTGAAAAGACACGATGCGTCATGAACTCACTATGGATGTATCGAGGATAAACCAGTTCGAAAGTCCACAGGTTTTCATAGTGGACAAGACACTTAGCAGTACAAATATTCATTCTTCGTCTTCCTCATCGTTGTAATCTTCCTCATCTTCTTCATCAAGAGATTCAAGATACTCTTCGTACTCTTGTTCCCAACGGGATTCCCAAGCACGTTCACTACGATCAAGTTCTTCCTTAGTCTGCATAAAAGACTCTCTTTAAAAATAACTAGGTACTGTGGGGTAACCGTTGCCCCTACGGATCTAATTCGGTAGACATCCTAGTCGGGAGCTACCCGACCTACTAAGAGCCATAGGACTTCCTCACTTCTCTTATGGTGAGAGGAGTACAATCAAACAGCTTATTTGGTCTCTCCTACTGGATTCGAACCAGTGACCCACAGCTTAGAAGGCTGTTGCTCTATCCTTCTGAGCTAAGGAGAGGAATTTTTGTGTAAGTTAATTATTGCTTCAAGTCGTCTGTTGGTGTCTCTGAGTATTTTAACACCTTCTCCGTGTAGTTCTGCACCTTCTGACAATAGTTGTCTACACGTGATGACTGACTCTGCAGTAACTCTGTCGGTATGTTGCATGATGGCCTTGTTTCCACTGTTGATGTTGTACTGCAACCTGTTAATCCGCTTATCAAGAGCAGATTGCAAAGCATCAGTGGTAGCCATGTCTTTAAGAAGTAAGTTAATCGTTGCATCTTTTCTTTTGGTTACCTCATCAAGCTTTGCAATGTACTCTTTCTGGGTTGATACTAGGATCTCCCTATATTTGTTCTCTTCATAGGAAGACCCTAGGTACAAACCAATAAAGAAGGCTACACCAATGAGAAACGCTTTAAGATATCTAAGCATTGCTTCTCTCTACTAGTGTACGTTTTATTCATTATAGCCTAAGTAGACAAGATCACCTTCTTGGATATCCTCAATGTTGCCATTGTATTCCTCAAAGTCTGCCTTAGACAGTCCTACCTTATTCAGAAAAGCTCCATCCTCATTGGAGAACTTAACGTACTTAGCCCCTGTACCATACCAAGTTTTAACATCAAAACAGGGGCAGTCCTTATGCACCCCTTTAAAATCTCTGTGACCGCATACAGTAACCTCATCGTGATAGACACCTCTCAGGTAATCAATAAGAACCCTGAGAGAATCCTTCTGCTCCTTAGTGAAGTTATCAACAGACTTGCCACTGCAATCAATACCACCAATCAAGCAGATGCCTACGGAATCGCTGTTATGACCTTTAACGTGTGAGCCAATGGAATCCAGAGATCTACCCTCTTGGATAGTTCCATCAGTCTTAATAACAAAGTGATAGCCAATACCTAACCACCCTTGCTGTCGGTGCATCTGATCAATTGTCTTCCAATCATAGGAACTTTTAGGTTGTGTTGCAGAACAATGGACAACAATGAATTTAGTTTCAGGTCTTGATTTATAATTGATGAAACTCTTGTGAGTCTCAATATGTGGTTTCTTAAAGTTAACAGTCATTTTTACTAATACTACTTCTTTTTATTATTGTTGTTGTTTTTATTAAACAGAATACCCCTAGGTATTTTCTTTACAGGCTCTTTAAGCCATTCCTCAGGTATCCTTTTGTCTGCATAGGGGATCCCATTCTTGTCACAGAATGATGCGTAGGTTGTCTTAGATCCCTTGTAAATAGGAGTAGCTGATCTACTAAAGACAAAACGAATGTCTAAGCTTGGATGTTGCTCTTTAATGAGGAGATGCTTCTTCCTGTCTTCTGCGTCCCATACACCTTTAGTCTCAATGATGATTCCATTGGGAAGTACGAAATCAGGGGTGTATCTGTGTTTGCTTTCGGGTACTACATACTCAAGATAATATTGCTCGTATTTAGGTTCAATAGAAAAAGTCTTAAGGAGAGCGCTGTTAGCCTCCTCAAGACCTGACCTATAAGTACCCGCATCATGCCGCTTCATGTAACTGTAGGCGGCCTTTCGGGTTGTCATGTGGGTTATCCTTCCTTCTTAGTCTTATCGGCAGATGGAATGAACATGACCCGATCAAACATGTACAGGTCGTAAGAATGATCATCGAGAGAAACAATCTCAAGCATCTTGGAATTGATAAGACTACCAACTGCATAAGGGGAAGCGTGCGACATAAAGTTACCTTTAAGTTCATTATCTGAAGTAGTTGCAACTACGACATAAGCATCACTAATTGCTTCAGAAAGATTATAGTTCTTGAGATCCTTCACGTCAATCCAAATCCCTGCCTCTATTTCCTTAAGGGGTTCAGGGATATCCACAAGATCACTGTGGCTTACGAAGAACTTGACACTTAAGATCGGAATCCCATTCAATTCCCTATTGTTGAATGTCAGATACTCACCAGCAATCTGAACGAAGTACATATGTGAAGGACCTCGCTCCTTGATCTCCTCATTGATCTTGTTAAGGATAACCTCACGGGTATATTCAGAGACAAGGGCAAACTTGTACTTGTCTTTGATGGCTTCTTCAGTGAATTTGTAAGTCATGGTTTTCTCCTATTTAGAAATTCGAGGGACTTTCGTCATCAGTAACGCTATCGTCTTCCCACGGTGCCTTAGGGGAAGCCTCATAGCCACCTTCCCCCTCATCACCAAATCCATAGGATTCCGCAGAACCACCACCGGTAAACTCATGCAGTTCAATTACCTGAATTGCCACAGGGCGGAGCGAGAGGCCGCAAGTCTTAGTAGTCGGGAGGTAGTACGGGCGAACAGAGAAGTTGATCTTAATGACAGAATCACGGCCAATGTTAGCCGCTTCCATAGGCTTACCACGGGAGTCAAACTGCGGGAGCTTGATATCGATCTTTTCACCATTCTTCTTTGTAATCTTAGCCTTCTGCTTAAACTTCAAGACAATGCGGCCTTCTTCATCTTTCTCGTAGATGTCAGACATGACAACCTTGCGACCCTTAGCAATGGCCTTAGCAACTTCCTCATCGTTGTCATAGAAGTCTTCGAGAATCTGTTGAAGTTTTGTGATGAGCTTGCCAGTAGCTTCGTTGTCGTCCATCGCAAGGTTAACCTTATAGTCCCCATCAGGATTGAACTTGGTGTCAGGATCCTTAAGGTACGGATACTGTGCATAGCCCTTGGGAGTGGTAAGTCGAATATCGTTCATAGTGTGTGTTTCCTTTGTGTGTGTACTTAAGAGAGATCTTCTCTCTACTAGTGTACGTTTTATTAAGTAAGATATGAAAAAAGTAGAGAGAGGCTTATTTCTCTCTACTAGTGTACGTTATATTAAAGGTTAGCTGAATGCTAGTGTCCTAGCTGAATGCTAGTGTCCTAGCTGAATGCTAGTGTCCTAGCTGAATGCTAGTGTCCTAGCTGAATGCATACATAGACTCCTTAGCGCAATCAAGATCCAGATCACCTTTGGTTGGTACTTCGGGGAGATCCTTGAGCATCTTAGGAGACAACAGGTTGCAAATATGATCGTGAAGATCCTGCAATACATCGTTCTCCGTGTAGGTGCTTACAAAGACTTCTCGGACAGTTGTGAACATGATAGAGCCATGTCCTGCAGGGACACCGTAGGAATCATGGATCATCGCAAAGGCATTTACACCCTTGTCAACACAAGCACAGACAGTAAGCATCAAGTGAGATGCGTCCATGCTGTGAACAAAGTTAGGAGCGATGCCCTGCTTCTGCTTGCGACTGTCAATCTCATCAGTAGGTTCTGCAAAGGCAAGACGCAAGACAGAACCTTCAGTAGCTTCCTCAGTAGAACCTGAGGTAGTATCAAAGATCTTGATAGAACCCGACAGGACAGTGTTAAGACGCTTAACTCGAACTTTAGGGTACTTCTGCTTCACAGGGAAACCTGCAGGAGTAATCCACGTGGTGGGAAGGTTCTTACCTTCAATGTTCTTGTCCTTTGCAAGTAGTCCTGAGGCAGTCTGAAGCCATTCCATAGCCTCCACAGCTTTCACTACAACGCCCTTAAGGGAATCCCAAATAAGTCCTGCCATATAGCGAGAAGCATGAGATGGCTTAGAGAAGGACAGGGGATTATGGGCAAGAGCAGGGTAGACAGTATCCTCAAGGATCTGATCTGCAAACCCAAACTTACTAGCACCATAGCAAAGAGTCATCGTAGGACGCTTGGTAACACTACGGGAAACCCCATGATCAAGCCATTCCTTTGCAAGGCTCTTAGTACCCTTTTTGAGATAGCTAGAGCCATCCTCAGTGGCTTCTATGGTGTCATCTGTACCTTCCTGCATGTCCTTCTTAAGGAGTTCCTTAACCTTCTCCGCAACGATTCCATAGATGTCATGAACATGATCATCAGGCTTAAGGTTGACGGCTTCCCCACCGACTTCATCCCGAAGCATCGCAGAGAAATGCTGTAAGCCAGAGCAGGAGCCATCGAAGGCTACAGCAAGCTTAGACTTGAAGGATTCCCCAATCTTAAGATAGTCATTCCATTCAAAACAGAATGCTAAGAATTCCCACGGACTATCTGCCTCAGTCCATTGCAGGTTATCCAAGGGCTTCTCTGCAATGCTGATGATCATATCAGAGTTCTCGTAAACCCATGCAATGCGTTCCTCAATGGGCTTCTTATCAAGACCCCACATGTTTGCACCTTGGAAGGCAAGCCACGTATGACCATCCTTCCCCAATTCAACACCTTCGGAGAACTCAAGCATAGCTTTCATAAAGTCATTACCTTGGGGGTGAATCAGGGTCACAGGATAGATACGACCTCTGAAGTCAAGGTTATGCGGGAAGTAAATTGCTTCATCATCTTTGAAGTCGTTGGCAAGCTTGAGGATGCAGTTAACAAGAATACGCTTAGCCTTACGTTTGTTGTCCTCCTGATAATAGGAGGTCATAGCTTGCCGCCATTCACGTTGGATGTCTTTATTGGTGTCTGCCTCGATAGGGCGTACAGGAGGCTCTGCAGGATTCGCTGTGGGCATCTCCAGAGCCTCAGGGATATGTTCCCACGAGCATACAGCATTAGCCACTTCTAAGACACGATTGTTAATGTGCCATGCGGTGTCCTGAATAGCATTTACAGCTTTGTAGACAGTCGGCATATCCACATCAGAGTATAGGGCATCACAGTCCTTAGCAGACATGCGGACAAGTTGTAAGGGCTTCTTAAGGTTGATGTAGTATCCCCCATCAAAGGGGTTAGTCCACGGCTTGGGTGGGATAACCATAGGGCGATGTTCCATCATGAGATCTGCGAGGTAGTTGTCCTGATAGTCAACGTACTTCGCTACATCTGCGTCAAGCTCTACAAAATACTTAATGTTCCCGTTAACAAACACCTTTACGATGTGTATTAGGCTGGTACTAAGAGCAAACAACTCAACCATCTTCATGCCAACATTGAACTTATCGGAGGGACTCCATTTATTCCACAACTGTACCCTACCTTCATCGGCAAGATGCTTCTCCTTCTGAATGGCATACCTTTTTTTGAACTGAAAGGCAATACGCTTGTTCATGCCTACCTTGAATGATTGGACTTCCTTAGGAGACATTGAGGCAAGGATAGTATTGAATCTTACTTCATCCTCAATAGCTTCCCCAATCTTTACCGAAAGGTTAGTAAGGCCAATGCGGTACATCGTATTAGACAGGATGGTTTTAGAGACAATGAATGCAATTTCCTCAGACTTGAGAGTATTTGCAAGACTAGCGGCTCTATGACGCTTACCACACTTCCCATTGTTGACTTTAGCAAACCATGCATCAAGACCCTTAACCATAGCAGGAATAGTCTCAGACAAGAGTACTTTAGTAGTACCTATGTTGGCTAGGTTATTGTCTGAGATAGCCTTATTACGCTTAGACATGAAAGCATTGTAGGCGTTGTCTTTGCTTTCAAGTTCCAAATCAATTTCACGATCAACACGGTACTTACCGTATTTAAGACACATGTCATCGTAGTTGTTCTCATCGATAGAGAACTTATCTGCGTTTTCATAGTAAGACATGGGGGATACCTTTAGTAAGTCTTTATAGGTCTTTATAAGGTTTATAAAGATAATTGTTATAGGTGTTAATGTAAGAGTACCTAGGTTAACAACTAGGGTTAACCTTAGGTACCCCCTTCTCTCTTCTCTCTAAGAGTGTACGTTATATTATTTTGTAGTTATATCCTAGGGTTGGTTAGTCAATGATACCGTATAGCTCATATTTATGGAGCCACTGAGAGTATACTATAAACTTGGTTCTGTCTTTCTCTGCAGTCTCTCCTGCCTTCCGACCTGCCCTGAAAGCATACTTGATAGCATTTCCCTTTAGGAATCCTTTGAACTCCTCAGGCGTTAGGATAGATTGCATGAGCTCGATGGGCTCTACCGCACCGTGATAGTGCGTAGCTTCCTCTGGAGAACCCGCCACAGGCTTAGTGTCTTTAGCATCATTCATCATCATCATCATCTATCTCCATCATAATAGTTTTAGCTTTATCAGTAGCTTCCCACTGATCCGTATCGCTATAGTTTTCCGCTATAGCTTCAGTGATATCTTCAATAGTCATAGTATTATTTACTGCTATTCTGTTGTTTAAGCATGATTACTTTGGTGGCTCTCTTATGGGCAAGACCGTGTACCTCAAAGATAACTATAGCCTCACGATGTAAGCTACATAGTCCACACTTCTCACAGGTTATCGCTTCGGTAACTTGTCCTAGCTTTGCGAGCTGTCCTAACTGTACTGGGCACTGCACACCGTGTAAGCCGTTGTCTTTTAGTTCTCTGATGGTTTTTTCTGGATTCACTGAGGTAATTACAGCATCAACGCCTAACCCTTTTGCATGCATGACTTCCTCCACAGTCTCACAGCTTGCGTTGATTAGAAACCCTTTAGAGGCGGCTTCATGTATCACCTTAGCGGAGCCAGCACTGATCTCACAGTGTGTATAGGTATAGCCACTAAAATTCCCTGTGAAAATCGAGTTCGCAAACTCCACGGCATTAGACAAGGCTTTTACAATGTTTGCATCTATCGTAGATGTACCCTTTCTAGCAATATCTCCTGCCACATTGTGACGGAAAAGAACCTTTACCCTTGGGTCTTTGTAGGCTCTTTCCAGAAGGAAGCTCGTAAGGGCAAGTTTCAGTTCCTTTTCGTTGCTTATAAAACGGGCATCCTTCGGATTCTCGCACCTGTCCCATATACGGGATGTGCGTAATCCCTCAGCATAGCACCCTTTACCATCTTTAAAGGGGCACCTCTCAGGGCAGGTGCTCCGGGACGAGTAAGACTGAATGAGGTTTCCGGTCTTTGCATTTGATGATTTAGGCAGGAGGATCATTTTCATCACTTTAACACCCAATTGGTTATTGTCTTACGTTATATAACACAAGGATAAATAAACCTAAATAGGCTAGGAACATTATTACGAAACAAATAGGACCGAGATACCACTTAGTGGGAGACTCTTCAAAATGCGGAATTTCTTCTTCTTCTTCTTGTTCTTTTTGCTTTTGAGAATCTAAGGCCCTCATGAGTAGCTCTCTACAGAGCTTTTCAGCCCTGCAATTACCAAAGTGCTCAATCCTGCTACCTTGGATAGATACAGCAATGATATCTGTAACCTTTAGTTCATCATTGAATTTAATCGTGTATTTTCTTGCAATTTGACCATCACGTCTTCTGTCACGGTAGTTAAAACAAACGGTCTTAGCTTTTGGGTTGCAAGTGAAACCGCTAAACCAATTTCCCGAAGGGAGAATGAATTTTGTCATGATGATGATGTTGGTGGGGTGATTAGTGTGCATTTTAGGAACCCTTTTGTGTTGTGTTGTGGTTTAATGGTTAACCTTAATGATAGCCTCGATATTGTCACCAAGTAACAATTTAACAATCTTAATATGTTTCTTGAGTAACTTTAATGGTATTGTGCTTCTGTAAGTATTTCCAATAATCAAAAACCCATTAACACAGTATAGCACTGATACGCTGTTAGGATACTTAGTAGCCTCAGATTCATCCGTAAAGGTATTAAGATGGTATTTCATAATGACCCCCTTAGGTTATTAAGTGAATATATTGTGATCCCCTGATAACTCAAGGGATCATATATATATTTACTCAGTTAGGTACCAACAAGTAAATGTTTCAGTTTCACCCATATTGTTTTTGTAGGTAACCGTGACATCCCCCATAAATAGCTTAACTGTTTCCACTCGTCCCATAAAGTCCTTAAGGTTCCTAAAAACTTTATGGTTATGGATGAGATCTGCGACAATATCCCACAAAAAAACCTCTTCCAAAAAGGCTTTCATGTGCTTACCTGTGGTAGCGGACCAGCAGTTTTCAAGCATCGTGAAGTTGTCTCCTAAATCACCCTGCACGACTTTGCACACCATTGTGTCGTACGACTGAAAGTAAAAGGCATCCCAGTCGTTGATGATGAACTGGTTCTTGTGACCCAAAAGGTTGGAAACTAGCATGATATTCTCCATCTTTTAATAGACATCGTCAGCTGTTGCTTGACACTGCGAATATTAAAGAATGCACAAATGACTGTATATAGGAACAAACCCTAGGTGATACTAGGAAAACTTAAGATGCAACGGCTATCACCACAGCTATCACCACAGCATCACCAAAGCTAACACAGCTATCACCACAGCATCACCAAAGCTAACACAGCTATCACCACAGCATCACCACAGGGTAGCCCACAGGGTAGCCCACAGGGTAGCCCACAGCTATCACAACCACAGATTATGTCTTATATACCTGACTAAATCACTCAGGATTACCAGCAGTCCCCTATAGATACCAAAAAGTGTCCTTCGGTTAACCCTTAGGGCACCGTGGGTAAACATCATCTGTTTTGTGCAAAGGGGTACGAGAGGTGGCCATGAGGTGCCCCCACGGGGGTAACGCATGCGATCTTTTATTAACGTGAGGATTCATAAATTTTCTCCATTTTTTCAATCGAGACCCCTTAGTTATCCACAGAACACCACAGCTAGCAAAGCTAGCACAGCTAGCAGAGCTAGCACAGGAATCGAAAAAAAAAGCCCCAGACAATCCACACTTAGGGAGAGTCTAGGGCTAGTTATGGTACACAGTGTTGTTGAACACAACCTAGGATACACACTTTACACTATGGAAAACTTAAAGGTACCCTATAAGGAACTCACAAGAGTCCTAAGGATAGCATCAATCATACTTAAGTCACCATTCATCAATGACATGATAAATAGGACAATGATGATGATTATCTTTATGGTGATAAACACCTTGCTAGTTGTACTAGCCTTATTCTTATCAGTCCAATTCATCTATGTTCTTGTTATTATAATTGTTAATGGTGTTATTAGTGATCATCCCTATAAGGGATCTGTAGGTTCACCACAGGATTCCCATAAGGGAACCTAAGTATCCCCATAAGGGACTATAGGTTAACCTTCAGTATACCTATAAGGGACTCTAGTAGATAATACCTTTATCTTAGTAGAGCTAGGATATGAGCTATATACACCTATATATAACCTTTCCCAGCCCCCTCTAAGAGTGTACGTTATATTTAGAACGTGTTTTTGTCTATAACAGTACGTTATATTCTTTCAGGTGTCTAGAATATACACCAATAAAGAATACTTTGGTATCACTTATCAGTATTTCTACTTAATTTTGTATCCTGAAGTCTCTCTTTTGATACCTTTTGAGGTGTTTCTAGATCCAGACTTAGTGTCTTCAGTAACGAGCACACTACCACCAACATGATTAGTTATGAATCCATAGAAAGACTCCATAGAGTCCTCTAACCACTCTTCAGTAAGTTCCTCGATACCAGTGTCCGCATCGACACCCATGAAGTCCACAAGGTATTTAACTCCGATTGCCAGAGCATCCAAACGGTCATCATGAACAAGGGCACCCCTGTCAGCAGTGATACGAGTAAGTTGGTAAAAGCAAGCATATTTGTAATCTGATTCAGGGACAGTAGAGAAGTCATTTCTGATGCATTCAGGGGAGACACACATCTTATGGTTAGAGATTACGGGCTCTAACGTATCTATGATTCTAAGCTCCTTCTGACCTAATGATTTGACTTCAGTTAGTCCACAGTTAGGGTAAGTTTTCTTTAAGACTGGCTCAAAGAGTTTAAGGTACATACCATCACCAAAGTTACCTTCAATGACCACTTCATTAACATTGTACTTCTTAGCTACTTTAGCTAACTTATTGAGAACTACATCTGAATAACCTCCTAATAGACCGCCTACTTCCATAACGAAGATGTACCCGTTAAGGTAATACAAGACTGCATAACCCGTCTCATCTTTGCCACGGCCCGACGGGTCTATACACATCATCTTATAGGCATAGGGCTGAATCTCACCCGAGGCAGTATGATAGTAGAAGTATGAGTCACCCTTAAGACCCATAATGGGAGCTTCAGACACCGGAACCCTTTTAGATGGGTCAGGGAGCCACGTAATCTTCATCGGGGCCTCATCTAAGGGGAACATACCTACAAGCAAGTCACGAAGCCTAAGAGGGTATTTATCAGCGTCTGATAGGGTTGTATCAAGCATGAACTGAAGAGCAAAGCCAGCCTTTCTATAGGACAACTCACGCTTCTGTAGGTCCTCCTCAGAGAATCTTGTAGGATCTGTAGGCTTACCTGCCCAACGCTTAGGATCCTTGTCGTATTTGTCAGCAATGATAGAGGCCAATCTATCGCCATAGGAGGCTCTATGAGCGTCATCATAGGGGTATCTAGCAGGGTAGATTACAGCAGTGTAGCCACGCTCCTGTAGCTCATTATAGAGGGACATTTCGTTCTGTGGGGTGCCCAGATAGAGGATCTTCTTTCCTTCACCCGGCTTAATGACAGCGTCGAACTCCTTCACGAGCTCGAATAGCTGATCTCTAAGAACCTGAGTAAAGGAGTTACTTGGCACCTCAACGTCGTCTGCTACAATGATGTCAGCACGTGAACCCGTAAGCTGACCTTTAATACCCACTGATTTCACTGAAGGTGAATGGTCGGGTTTAGCCGGCCCAATGTCGAAGAGGTTTTGTGTATCTCGTTGCCCCTCTCTAGCTTTCATGAAGTGAAGAAATGGCAACTCATTGATGATCTTCTTAATGAAGGTTGCATTAGCGTCTGCACGTTCCTTGTTAGCTGACACCACCATAATCTTCAGCTGAGGATCTCTCCACAAGTTCCATACCACATAGGCACACGTAATGAACGACTTAGCAACACCGCGGAAACCCATAAGGATCAATCGGTCATTCGGAGGACTCTGCAGGAGTTTTGCAATATCTGTTTGTATCGGGGTCAACGGCGGCAAACCAATAGATTTCCAAACAAGATTACAAAACAAAGGAAAGTTCTCAAAATAGGGGAGTAAGAGTTTTGCTTCTTTATCGTCCAATTTGTTCCTCCATATACTTAAGGATCTTCTTAATCTCATCAATAGAAGCATCGCTCTTGATTCTATTTGCTCTTCTAGAGATCCATCTAACGTTACCTTTTACGTAGCCCTTACTGGGTACAAGTCTATCAAGCTCTGCCAAGTTATCAGGTCTATAACAACCTTTAAGCTTAGATTCATCAATAAGAGAGATTCCAAACACAGGACAAGTATCAACCCAGATACTAGCTAGATACTCAGCATCAAGTTCATAAGGAATACCTCGCATTCTGCAGTCCCTTGCCTTGTTGCAAGAGAAGTGTTCGAACCAGTGGTTCTCCCTACGTTCCTTTCTGTACTGTCTGCCATACTCAGCCACCGCTTCCTTGTTCTTGTAGTACTTTTCTTTGTACTTCACCGAAAGTCTTTCAGAGTTCTTTTTATGCCACTCTTTCTTTCGGAGGCTTTCACAAGCTTTACAAGCTCTTCTATGAGGATAGAACTCTGTTTCAGGAAGCTCTTTACCACACTTTGAACAAATCTTAGTTGATGCTTGCTGAGCCATAGTCCTCCTCAAATCTCTGCTTAGTAGCCTTCAGGAGTCTGCTAAGGGCATTCTCGTCTCCATCACCTGCTTTAGGGATGCAGTTAATACCATTACGTTCAAGCTCCTTAATGATAGCATTGTAGAGCTGTGGAGATCTCTTCTCAGGGTTGTTAAGGTCTTCAAGCATATTGTTAAGCAACTCATTCTGGAGGTTGCCCAATAGTTCTTCAAGATCGTTGTATTTCATTTCTTTCTCTTCTTCTCTAACCAAGGGTCTATCCAGTGCTTCTTAATCATCGTGCAAATACCTACAAATGTATAGACAATAGTAACAATGTAGACCCAATCACTTAAAGGTAACCCCAGAATAACAGCACTAGACACTGCCACTGATGGAGTGATTTGTGCCATGTTTTCTAGGATATTGTTCTGTTCATCAGTCACACTGTTCATCAGCCACACTGTTCCTTAGCCACTCTTCATCAACTTCTCAAAGTTAGCCTTCTTAAAGTGAGCACCCTTAAGGAGCTTTCCATCTTCCCTATATGTTGCACAGAAGTTGCCTTTATCATCCCAAAGCTTGCTAGAATACTCTTTAACAAGCTCATTCATACCTGCCTCAATGTCATAACCACAGGCATTAGCATACTGGACACACACCCAGATAAGGTCACAGAGTTCCTTAAAGTCATTAGCAGTACAAGGCTCCTCAGAAAGCAATTCCTTGTATTCCTCAGTTATGAACTTTCTGTAAAGCTTCTGAGCCTTATCTCGTTCAATTTGATTCTTAGAGTGAGTCATCTCTAAGAAAACCCACAGCATCCACTGAAGTTCTCTTATAGACATGTTGGTTACTTGATCCATAGTATTTTCCAAAACATTTCTTCCTTTCAATAAACGGTTCAGTAATAAGCACATCCACATTCTTAAGGAGTGCTAAATCTTTAACTTGTTCATACTTCCTGCCTGTCCACATCCAAATAGTCTTCTCAGGGTACAACCCCTTCACAATGGTCACTATACGGCTCACTGAGGGCACGTTGTAGGGTTCCAAGGGGTCACCCCCAAGGATGCTTAGTCCTTCGATCCAAGGGCTTCTGAGAGCCTCTAGGAGGGTATCCATAGTCTCCTCAGTGAACTCCTTACCGTAGTTCTTATCCCAAGCATCCTTGTTGAAGCAACCCTTGCAATGGAGAGAGCACCCAGAGACAAATAAGGATACTCTCAGTCCATCACCATTGGTTGAATCACAGGTATTCAAACCTGAGTAATTCATTTACATACTCTTCCTATCTTTGATCTCCGCCATTTTAGCATCGTTCATTCTAGATTTTCCATTGACATTGCTGTAACCCAAATACCCACAAACACGAGAAATAACAGAGAGATTGTGAGACCCACAATGAGGGCAGGTGTTGCCAACATTAGTACTATGAGAACCACAGTCTTCACAATAAGCCGCATCAAAGTTGACACCTTGGTAGAAACCCATCGACATACCTCTCTGAACAAGGGCTTTAACTGCATCGACATTATCAGGGTTATCCACTCGTACATACTGAATGTGGCCACCATTACATTTGTGAAAAAGCTCATACTCTTTATCCTGTTTCTCAAAAGGGGTTACATCTTCACTAACGTGGAGGTGGAAGGAGTTCGTGAAATAATCTCCGAACTGATTGTCTCCTGTGTATTCACGGTATTGCTTAGCTTGAGTCCCACAAAGAGATTCTGCAGGAGTACCATAGAGAGCATAAAGGTAGCCATCTTCTTTCTTAAATTCCTCAATATTTTCGTTAATAAAATCCACTACTATGTTGGCAAACTCAGAGTCTTCCTTAAGGGTCTTACCCGTAGCAAGAATAGACAGCTCATTCAAAGCAGTAATCCCAAAGGATGCAGTCATGTATTCAGTAAGACTACCGATCTCATCTTCAGGCTTCAGATTACCACCATAGAGGCCACCCTGAGTGAAACACATGGGGTTAGTACACGCCTTAGTATGGCGGATAGCATCATAGCGTTTCTTAAAGAACTCTCTAATGACTTCCATACGATCTTTAAGGACATAAAAGAAGCCCTTGTCTTCCTTCTTAGCAACCTGCCAGATAAGCGGGAGATTCAAAGACACAGCCCCAATATTGCATCGCCCAATGGTAATAGCGTTGCCTTCCTTATCGTACCATTCAGTGAGATATGCACGGCACCCCATCGGAGAGGTAATAGCTCCAGTACGCTTGTAGATGTCTGCAACCTTACCATGGTTGAGACTAAGATAATCAGGGTACATGCACTGACTAGAACACTTCACAGCAAGTTCAAAGAGCTCCTTATGATCCTCATCTTCCTTGATCTTATCTTCATCATAGAGGAAGACGAGCTTAGGGAACACCACCTGTTTACCTCCATGTCCCTTCATGCGAGTCTTAAGGATAGTCTCCCCAATCATACGCATGATGTCTCTATTAAGGTCATCCATCATGACATCCCACGTACCAAAGGTAAGCGTAGTGAATGCGAAGTCCCCTCTAGAACACGGAACAGTATTGAGCTTCAGTTCAAGAGATTGGAATCCCTGTTCAAGTTCACGCTTGAGATCCCCCATAGCCATTGCACAGGATTCATCATACTCCATGTTGCATTGTTCGGAATACTTCTTAAAGGCGTTATCGTAGGTCTTCTTAGCATACGGAAGGAGAACCTTATCGATCTCTGCAAGGGTGAATCCACCGAACTGCTGAGCAGTAGCCACAAGGGTGATGTCACCGATAACCTGAAGGGCACTAAGGACACTCGTAGGTTCAGTGTACTTCACGTTGGACATCTCAAAGCCACCCTTAAGGACATTACCGATGTCAAAGAGACAACAGTTGAATGAGTTAAAGATCATGTCTCTAAGGTCATGGATGTAGATGTCACCACGCTTCACAAGCTCTTTTTCTTCCTTAGAGAGGTAGAACTGCTTGAACAGTTCCTTAGTCAGGTAACCCTTAATGAGAGAACCCTTAGTAGAGATAAGGGAGCTATCAAAGTTAGCATTCTCACGGTCTCCCAAGAGAAGCACCGTATCAGCTTCACTCTTGACAGACTCAAAGGCTTTAGCGTAGGTGTTCTTGTAATCTCGATATTCCTGATAAGCCTTACCAACTTCAGGGAGGTATCTGTTGAGGGCATCAATGACATACCCATGGAGAGCTTCAGCAGTCACTTCAGTCTTATTATAAAGGATACCCTCAATATACCCTTCGATCTGCCAAAGCTTCCATTCAGGGTACTTAGCATTAGCTCTCTTGGTAGCCTTATCAATAGCTACCTTGATCTTGTCAAAGCACCAGTCTTCACGAGTGCCATCTTTCTTAATAACGTTAATTTCCATAGTGTATTTTGTTAATTACTTAGTGTTCCAAGTATCGATGACAACTGCAGGCTTCTTAGCTTCATCAAGCTGAAGTCTAGCTTCAATGCCATCATAGAAGATCATATTAGCAAGAGTGTTAAATACATAATCAGAGGCTCTCTTAGCAAGAACTGCTCCATGATTATCAACTCTCAAATAGGATCTAGCAGGAGTAATGATACCTGATGTAGGGATTTTATTAAAGGTAATAGTGCAAGACAGCTTATCTCGTTCTGCAAGAATCACCTGATCTTTATTCAAGGTAATCACATTGGTGACATTCGTAAAGGTCTCAGTAGCTACAGTCTCCTTACCATTTTTCTTTAGGGTAAGAGTAGCAGAGAGACCAGTAGGTAGACCTGAGAATCCAACCTTCACAGTAATGTCATAAGCTTCGTTAGCTGGTGCAATCCACTTGGTACTATCAGCACTATCAGAGCAATCGGTGATGTCCTGCATGACATAATCCCAAGGGAGATCAAAGGAAGCCTTATTGTTGTCCACAAGGTCAACCTCAGTAGACCATACAGAGGCTACCTTATAGGCATACTCATTGAGAGTGCTAAGGGCAACTCTGATGTCATGGTGTGCTTGAGGATCAGTATTGTGCTTATCGATAGACACCTTATCCGTTGAGGGGGCTTCAACAGAGTTAGCATTAGCAAACTGCTTTACCGCAGTAATTTCCTCAGAAGTGAGATCACTAGGATTGTTAGCATTAATCTTCTTAGCTACGTTATCGTCTTCGCTGTATACAAGGGTATCAAAGGTAACTGTAGGAATACTAGGCTTGGACGTAAAGAAACCCTTACGATCCTCATATTCACAAGCACCTACGTTACCATCCCAATAAACTTGAATATTCATCACTTACTCCTTGCAAGGTCACTTGCTTCTAGGGAACATCTTGCCAAGACCAAAATTAGTATTGGAGATCTCAGCAGTTACATTAATGTAAACCTTAAAGGTTCTTGTCTTCGTAGCTGAGGACTCATCCATATTGATGGTTCTAAACTTAAATTCATTACTCTTGATCTTACCATCAGTAGTAGGTATAAGGCAAGCCAAGACACCATTACCTTCGTTGTCTACGCCACACATGACATTGGCAGACTTAAGGAACACATACTGGTTCTCCCCACAGAGTCCATTAAGGGACACCGTGTGATCAGTCTGACCAAAGCCTCCTACGGAGCCACTAAAGGTGACCTCGTAGGAAGCCATAGCGTCAATAGAAATGGCTTTATCAGCTACTACCTGTACGGGGATGAAAGTAATCTTACCGTGACCATCAGAGAACCCAGTGCCAGTCACAGTAGCAGAAGTGAACTCCTTAGGAATCCATGAGTCTTCTAGCTTCTCTGAAGGAGCACCTCCAAGGTTTGGAGCATCGGAGTCCATCAAGCAAAGGTTCTGAGTTCCAGTAGTAAAGATATGGTCATTTCTAAAGGTCATTACTTATTCGCCTTCTCAATACTCAGGAGATAATAAAGAGCCTTATAGGCATCCTTATACTTTCTAATATCCTCAGCACTGTGATAAGCTTCCTTATTAAGCTTTTCTACAGCTTCCAGAAGCTTATGCTTAGACATAGCCATCACTTCTTCTTCCCACTTTTCATCAATCATCTTTATATTTCTCCATAATATTAATTAGAGCCTCACCATCAGACTTATCGAACTTGAACCCAAGGTATTCCACAGTGCCACTCTTATCGAATGCACTGTTGATGAATCCCTTGGCAACATCGATGTCTACCTTGTTGTTCTCATCGACGATACCTACCTGTTTCAGCATAGGCAGATACTTACCGATGAGGGTATCCGCCTGATGCAGAATCAAGAACGTACTCCCTCCAAGAATCCATT